TGAGAACGGCTTCGAGTTCTGCGATCTTTGTGTTGTTGTCCAACATTTTCGCATTAAGATCTTTGACAATGGTCTCTTTGTATTCCTCTGCAATATCTTGGTTACAGCTTGGACATACATCGTGTTCATTAAAAAACTCTGTGTGGTGTTCGCAAGTTTCGATTTTCTGGAGCAACTTACTTCTGATTGTTTTGGCTGCTTCAATGTCTTGATTAACTGTTTCCTTATCTGAGATGCTTGCTTTAAGAATATCGATCTCCGAAACGATTGATCCAATCTCGCCCTCTGTCTGTAATATTTCAGCATTATTAGCATCAATTTTTGATAGTATGCTTTCGATTGCAGTTGCCTTTGCCTCAGTAATTGTTTTGATGATCGCTTGCTGGCTCTCGACTCTATCTTTTGCGCTCTTGATTTCATTCTCTGTCTTACTAATGGCATCTTTGGTCTCCTGCACTTTTTCTTTCAATAACGAATTCATTGTAGAGAAAATTCGAATGTCAAGAATGTCTTCGATAACTTCTCGTCTTTGTAGTGGTGTCAACTGCATGAATGGAACAAATGACGCAGAACCAAGAATGACCACCTGCGTAAATGTCTTATAGTTCAATCTAAGAATCTGTTGCTCGAGAACCTTTTGGTAGTCACGTGATGCTGCATCTTGGTTAAGCATTACACCTTCACACCAGATCTCAAAGATGTTTGGCTTTATTCCACGTACAATTTTATAGTCTTTTGACCCGATAGAAAGTTCTATTTCAACAACGCAGTTCTTGCCATTGATAGAGTTGACCAACTGTCCCTTGTTGATATTACGAAAGGGTTTGCCAAACAATGAAAAGCACAATGCATCTAAGATTGTGCTTTTACCTTCACCATTCTTACCAATGATTAAAGTTGTCGGGGATTTGTTTAGTAGGACTTTGTTCGGAGAGTTTCCAGTAGAGAGAAAGTTCTTCCACTGAACAGATTTAAAAACGATCATTAAACAACCTCTATGTTCACAGCTTCAGTATATAAACCTCGCATGTAGTTTTTGATTCTATCTTTGTCAATCTCAGTCTCAACAGAATCAATAAAGTTAGACAAAACAGATACGGTATCTTCAAGATTTATTTCTTCATCGATCTCACCTTCATTGAATTCAGATAGATCTTCAATAATCTTAATGTCAGCGCATTCTTTATTATACAACTTCTGTGTGAACTTATCAAATTTATAGTAGTCAGTTTTATTCACTACAACTAACTTTACATACTTACCCTTTAAGTCAAGTGCATCTAGATCGACTGGCTCGATGTCTTTGTCATTATATTCGATTCTCGTGAACATTGTATAAGGATTTTGAATGAATCCAAGTTGTCTGTTCTCGAGATCGAACAAGTGAAATCCTCTGGGATCGTTATGGTCTTGCCATGTAAGTTCGTATGGATTGCCGAGGTAATAAATGTGACCATCATCAGAACGATGGTGATAATGCCCAGAGAATACCATATCAAATTTATCGAAAGTTTCTTTAGAAAGTCCCTCATGAGATTCCATTCCTCTATACATTGCGAACCCAGCAATCTCAAAATGTCCCATACATAGAGTGGCTGGAGTGTTTTTCATAACATCAATAGACTCTTGATAATTTTCTGCACAGATCCATGGAACCATACAGATATCAAAACCATCTACTGTAATTGTTTTGGGGCTATCAATAACTTCAATGTTGGTGTACTCAGCCAACAACAAGTCAGGTGAGTTCACATCATTAGTGTTTTTATAGTAAGTGTCGTGGTTGCCAGCCAACATATAAACACGAACACCCATAGCTTCCAATTTATCGAAGAACATTTCTTTAGCTCTTTGGAGCGAATAGAAGTTAACGTACTTTCGTCTATCAAAAGTATCACCAAGAATAAGAACAGTGTTAATCCCACTAGATTCAAGAGCAGGAAAGAAAGTATTGTCATAAAACTTTTGGTAGAAATCTAAAAATGCAATACTATCATTCCTAGCACCGAAGTGCTGATCAGTAATGATTGCTACTTTCATGAACGATTTTCTCTCTTATTTTCTTCTTTGACTAATTTAATTTCTAAAATACTTTCAATAGGTTGTTCGATTGAAAAGTATGTAGCCTCAGAAAGAGTTGGGAAGAATTTTGTTCCAACCATTGAACTACCACCAATGTAGTATGTAACTTTGTACATCAGATAAAACCTACCTTTCGATTAGAGATAGACTTGTCAGCGTTATTGATCTGTTCGTTGAACACCTCAGCAATAGAATACTTCTGCATTTCTTTACCACGTGGACGAACAGGCAGAGTAACACCAAGTTTAGTTGCCAATGCTTGTGCTTCTGCAACAGTCAACAAGTCGAATGTAACGATGTCGAAGCAACGACCTGGACGAACCAATGCAGAGTCGATATCACGAATGCTTGGAAGGTTGGTAGAGAATACCATCTTCTTACCTTTGGTAGTAACAAGTCCATCACCCACGTTAAGGAATCGGTGCATCATTGTGTTACCATCACTACGAGACTTTAAGAATGCGTCAGAGTCTTCCAACACCATGATGTTAGCATCATCTTCGATGAAGCGAGCAAAGAAGCCATCCTTATCAAGGATGTTTGCATCGTAAGAAACGATAGCAGAAGTGTTAGTGTGCGCAAGCAAACCACGGATGAATGTAGTCTTACCAGTTCCTGGAGGACCAATCAACAACAGAATGTTTGCGTTAGACTCCATGTATCGCTTGTAATAAGATTCCAAAGACTCACCATTCAAGAATGGATACATCTCATCCACTGGGAGACGTTCACGATTCAATGGAACATTCACAGAGTTACCATCGCCAGAATAAATCCATTCGATGTAAGAAGTTACTACAGAGAATTTAGACTCAACGAGAGCAACGATCAATTCAACGAATGCTTCGTCGCCAGAAGCACGAACATCAGTTGTGTTGCTGTTTACACTGTAAGAAATGTAGTTGTCAGTTTCTTTTTCGATAATGAAACCAGAAGAATCGTTGCCTTGTACGATAAGGTCGTTCTTGAATTGCTGTTCCATCCACTCTGCCCATGTGGCACGATTGCAGAGAACAGTTGTTTGACGATGCAGTGTATTTTTACCTGCAGATACACGACGTTCCAAAATTTGAGACTTGATCAAGTCATCAAAATCAGAAGTGCCTAAGAAGATTTTATTTTCACCTTGATCCATAATTTTTCCTAAATGTAACATATTGTCAGTTGCGTCCCACGCATAACTTTTCAATATTCTTTTATTTCTTCGATTTCGTTTTGCTCTTCTCACTCGATGTTGGATCGGTGGATATGCGATCGCTGTCGTATCCCCCATCCCCAATCTCTTCAATAGATCTTGTATAGGACTGCTCATCAGTTACCTCATCAATAAATGCATTTAATGTATTTTCCATTTTCTTTTTAGCAGCTTTTTCTTTTTTGCGATCGATGAAGTCATCGAACGTGTTATTATTCTGCATGAAGTCGAGATAGGCATTGTGGAACTCACCTGTCTCATCTTGTTCTTGTAACTCAAATGCCTCGAATGGCATGTCTTGAATCAACTTACCTTTAATGTATGACTGCTTCTTTTCTTTAGCAATCCTACGAAGGAAAGCATAGTAAATAATCTGCGTGAAGTATGCGAAAGGGTTGTTTGATTTTGCAGGGTCAAAGTTATTAATATACTGCAGACAATTTTCTATACCATCCGATATCATTTCTTCACGATATGAATAGTTTATAAAATTAGGTTTGTATGATAGATGCGTTGCGATCTTTAGAATACACTCCCCGATGTAATTGCTTACTTGGGGTTCTGGTAGATTGTTTTCTTTTGCATATTTAACTTTCTCTCGCATTTCAACGATAGCTGCTAGAAAGTCTGCGTTGTTTACATAGTGAGCCATAACATATATTTTCCTTTGTGTTTACAAAGCATAACGAGTATTCTACAATAGAATGATAGAAAAGACAAATTTTATTTTCTTACAAAATATATTTGCTTTTATAGTTGACTTGGGACATAATCACTATGTTAGGGTTGATCGTGATTACTAGTGTTTAGTATCGTTACCTTCAACGAAGGTACTCTCGATTGGCTTCTCTTTCTCTTCTTCCTCTTCCATACCAGCGATTCCCATTAACATAGCGATTCGCTTTCTGGCTTCCTCTGGACTAATCATCGGTTCCTCTGATTCCACAGGAGGATTTTCGATCTTCCAATCATTCCCATGCTCTGACACTAATCTTTTATAATGCGGGATCATCATATGATGTAGACGCTTGATGAAGATGACATTTTTCTTTTCTATCAAGAAGAATTTATCGTCAGTAAACTGGCAGAATGGATGAGCAGTAATATGCTCTCTCCCTTGTCCAACAATAGGGATAGTTCTTATAGTCATTGGATGGCAAAGCTGAACGATATGTTCATCCTCTTCTTCGAGGATAGCCATAACTTGTT